CGGGCGTTACTCGCGAGTGTCCAAAATTTGTACACACTCTTCTTGTCGGCCGGGTCGGCCATTTCGTACGAGCTGAGATAGCTCATGTTCTCGAGGCCCTTAAAGGCAACATCAACGGCGAACTCCTGCGTACCGAGCAGCCAGTGGCGGAGTTGCCCCTCATCCATGTCTTGCTCGTTGCTATTAGCGTTTTCAATGGCGAGTACAATCTGGTCTTGCAGATATGTAATCTCCTCACCAAACGACATGCCGTTCGACTGAGTGTAATCGAGCGGTGAAATCATCTTCACCTTATCGTTCTCGTCGATGTCGAACAGTTCCATTTTGCGGGCTTCTTTCACGGCATTTACCAGAAAAAGCTGCGGTACAGGGATGCGCTGCGCCAATTCGCTCATGGTCTTTTTAGGTTCGAGTTCGTGAAGCGCAGCGATGATTCGTGCGGATTCTTGTGCTGTAGGTAGTGGCATGTTACCAACCTCCTTGACTTAATTGTTCTTGCTTGCCAAACGGCGGCGGAGTAGAGAATTCGCTCACCATAAAGCCTTCTAGCTCTGGCAGTTTCACACCGTCGGCGAGGCTGTCTTTGATGCGCCCGATAATCTCTTCGTCGCGTTCTACACGTATTATTATATACGTACTCGTATTACCATTACCAGCAACAAAGTCACACCATTTTCGGTCGCTTGCCCATAGCTGGCCCTGCATTTGTAGCATGTACTCTTCCGGCACACCGTTCACGAGTACGTCCGTGTATGAAGTGTCGTAAAGCCATTTAACCTCGAGCAGTCCGTCTTCACCGACTAGCGAGTCGGGGCTGGCAACAAACACATCGTTGTAGAACGCGCCACCAGGCGACACACGCTGTGCGCTGTTTGCGGCGTACTCAGTCTTAACGAACTCCTCGGCCATTTGGCCCTCTTCCATTGCGCGAGTGGCGAATCGGCTGAATGGCCGGTTGAATCGCTTCTCGAACGCAAGCTCCTGTTCGTAGTCGGCGCGCGCCTTTAGCGGTGTATGCACACCGTCCTTGTTCGGGCGCTTGCTCACCGCGAGCCAGTCTTTCAAGCGGCTTGCCGTGACCTTACCAACGCGTAGGGCAATCCACTCGGGGCTTAGTTGCGGGTCCGTGCTGTGTTTAAATTCCACTTGTCTTTCTCCTTTCGCTGCTGTTCCGCCTTCTCCTCGTCCTCTCGGTCGAGTATTTCGGCGAGTGCGCGTTCAACTTTACCAATAACGTCTGTGCCTATATTCGAGCGAGCGCGGTTCGCCATTTGCGAGAGAGTAGAGGCTGAGACACCGCTCAGCAACTCTATCTCCGCATACTTGTGGCCTCGGTCACGTAAGGCGCGGACGAGCAGTGCTGCGTAGTTGTTCAGCCAGCCGTTGTCCACACCCATACGCTACTTCGCTCGCTTTGTGGTCTTAGCGGTCTTCTGCGCCTCAGCCTCTTCACGAGCCTGACCAACTAGCGCCTCGATTTCCTTCTCTGCGTTCTCGCGCATTTCGAGGAATTCCAAGTGCAGCTGTGCGTGGTACTTACGCATCTTGCGCATGTCGAGAAGGCTCGATACTGTCGCTGCCAAGAACAATACGGCCATGACAATCAGCCAGATGATTAACAGGATGTTCGGCATGTCGGCGTCGAACAGTGCGAATATCGCCAGCATAATCAGCCCGAGTGGGGCAGTGGCGATAGCCAGGAATTGCAATAGGTTTGACACGTCTTCCGTACGCTTCCAATCGGCGTGCAGCATGTCAGATGTACGTGTGTTGGTGTAGGTTGCTTCAGTAGTTTGTTCCATGATTATTTACCTGCTGGGATATAAAAGTTTGCTCCGTCGCCTACGTATGTAGGTAGCTTGCCGTCCCACTTCTCAATCCACTGCTTTTCGAGCAGTTCGTCGGTAAGTGTTTGCTGTTGCAAGCGCTGTGCTTCTGCGGCTGCCTTTGCCTTTGTGATTTCACGCTCAGCGTCAACCTTCGCCTTTTCAAGCTCGTTCTTCGCCTTGATGACTTCCTGGTTGGCAATTTGCGTCTGCTCGATAGCGTCGTTAAAGGCCTCGCTAAATGCAAAGTTCGTCAGTGACACGTCGAGTACGGTGATGCCGTAAGGCTCGAGGCGGTCCTTGAGTGCTGCCACAACGTCAGCCTTGAGTGCTGGGCGCTGTGTGATTGTCTCAGCTGCGGTGTAGTTCGCAGTTGCGGCCTTGAACACCTCTTGTGTAGCCGGTGCAATCAGCTTGTCGTCGTACGTCTTGCCGATGCTCTGGTGGATGTTCGACACCTTGCCACGCTCGAGCTGGTAGTTCAGCACGACCGTCGCGTTCGTGTCCTGAAGGTCCTTGGTGGCTGCGGCAACGCCTTCAGTCTGTTCCTTTTGGACCTTGATGTCGTACTTAGTCACTGAGTTCAGGCCCCATGGTAGCACCCATGAAAAACCTTCAGTGAGTTCGCGCCCAGTGACGCGCCCATACTGTGTGACCACGCCAACTTCACCGGTACCGACAAAGCGCATCGAGCTAAAAAGCGTGATGATTGCCAGTATCGTGATGACGACGGCGCTGACCAAAATGGTCATTGCGCGCCGCTCCGCCTTCTTGGCCGCCTTTTGCTCGGCCTTCTCTTCAGGTGTCATTTCTCGTCCGTAGTAGCTCATAATATACCTCCTTATAAGCCTTAGTTAAATGGAATCTCGCTAGTGTCAATCGGCTGGTTCATTTCCTCGAGAATCTCGTCGTCGCTCTTCTTGGTCATACGTGGTTCGTAGCCGTAGATGTTGCGGTTGTATGATTCTTTGGTTTCGCCTGCGCCGTTTACGTACGTAGTACCAGACTTCTCAACCTTGAGCCAAGCTTCCTTGCCCTCGAGGCTGTCCTGACAAAGCTTCAGCAGCTCGTCGGTGTTGCTGGTGGCGTTGACCATATCACGCACCTTGTCCTTGTTCTCTTCTTTCGTGTTGTGAACAAAGATGTCGCGGATAGTGTTGAATGAGTATGGCTGTGACTTTTCGGTCCAGTACACACGAGCATTGCCTTCTTCACCGTTTTCACCGAGCAGGCCAAATTCAAAGTATTCGCTACCGCTGTTAGGTGATGTGTCGGCGACTACGCCCTGAATCTTTACCTTGTGAACACCCTCGCCAAAATACTGGCCGATAGGCTTCTTTGTGTCGTCGTTAAAGTTTACGCTCATTATTTCTTGTCCTCCTTATAGAACTTAGTAATCGCCTCATCAACGAGCTTGAGGTCGTTCGGAATCGTGGCCGTTTCGAACATGCCGATAGGTGATTTCACACCTGAGCCGTCCGTGCGTACCTTGAATACGAACTCGCCGTCCGCCGTGATTTCGTTGGTGAGCAAAATGTTGGTGAGGCCCTCAAGCACAATCTTATCAGACAACATCTTGCCTGTAGTCTTGAACTGGAGGTGGCCGTCTTCGGTGTCGGCCGCGTGAGCCATAACGTAGAACGTCTGCTCGCTGTCCTTGTCGATGATAGCCTTAAACATGTTGAACATGTTTTGCGCCATTTGAGTGAACTTGCCGTAACCGACTTCGGTCACGCGCTTCATCTCCTCGAATGACATGAGGTAGTTGGCGTCGTCAATCACGACAATAGGGCTTGTGGCCTTGTCGATTGCGCCAATCACATCTTGGTATGACTTCGGTACAAACGTAGCGAGGTCGTTTTTGAACGGCAATTCTTTACCGCTCGAGAGGACAACACTTGCGTCGCCCTTCTTCAGGTTGCGCATTGAGCTGGACTTGCCAGTACCGCTGCGGCTAATAACCAATACTAATCGTGCCATGGTGCTGCTCCTTTGTTAATCTTGTTTTCCCCGGTGACGCGGAGGCGGGCCATGCGTCGTCGCATACGACTTCGCGGGACCTTGTACCCTCGGCGCACGAGGTTTTCAAACATTGTTCGTCGGCTCGCCATTATAAACTCCTTACGTTAATCTTTTCTTCACTTGGTAACTGCTGTATCTCGATTTTCATTGGCGGAATGAGCGAGCGAATGAGTTCTTCCGTGCGTACCTGTCGCTTGAGTAAGCGGAACAGTTTCATCTTACGGCGATGCTCCTTGCGCTGCGCTTTCCACGAGGCCTTTTCGGCCCGCATTTCAGCATTTATCTCGTCCATAAATACCCCCTATTTTAAGATTTTCTTATCGAATTCTGTGAGTTGTTTAATCACATCTTTTACCTCCTCGATTATTTCGTCCGTCGTCCATTTGTGCGTAGCGCCCATGCTATCAAGGAAGCCCTCTTCAAAGCCACCTTCAAAATAGTCGCCACGGCTCAAGTGAGCGTAGTCCCAACCAACCCACCAACGGTCTTTAATCGTTGATAGTCGAATAGTCTTTTCTGCGAAAGTGAAACCACCTCCGTGGATGTTCAATGCGCCACCGGCGTCGTTCGGCCACTTGACCTCATACAAAGCGTGGTCCTTCGGCAAACACACGTATGCGGTCGGGTGTGTTCCGAGGTCCACGACTATAAACGGATAGCCCATGTACTTGCCACGTGCGAGGACAACAGGCTTATCGCGGTGCAGCGAATAATTCATCTCTGCGTATCGCTTTGTGAAGTAATTTGCCTGGCGAGAAACACTCTTGCCAGTCTTGCCGCTGATATAGTTTTTTCGTCCTGTCATACCTCTATTCTACTCCTTCCTGAGCGTCATTGTCAAGCCAATTTTGGAAGAGTTTCTGGTCAAAGTCCTTCTTACTCTTGAGGACTTTATACACCGCTTGGTCCATTGTTCCGGCGACCGCAATCATGTAGAAAAGGGTCTTTTTCTTCTGCCCATTTCGGCGTGTTCGGCCCATAGACTGGTGGAATTGTGCGAACGAATACGTAGGCGACAGGTAGATTGTCACACTCGCATACGTAAGCTCAATGGCAGTGCTGGCTGACTGATATTGTGCGAGGGTCACACTCGGCTTCATGTCGTCCCACGTTGCACGTGGTGGCAAGTCGCTGGCGTGGCCGGACTGCTCGTACACGTTACGGCTCGGGAAGTGCTTTTTAAGCACCTCGAGAATCATATCGCGCTCGTCGTTATAGTTGTAGAACACCACGATATGCTCGTCCGTACCCTCGAGCAGGCTGATAAGCTCGTCCTCGCGATACTTGGTGGTCCATTGTCGCAGGTATGCGAACGTCTTGCTCGGACTGTCCAACATCTCGCCCTCGAGCGACATTTTTGTCTTGATAATCTGGCGGTACTGGTCGATAGCCTTCGGCATAAGAATCACATATTTCGCAATGCTCATGCTTTCAGGTAGGTCCGCAATGCCCTCACGCTTGAGTGGTCGGCTCACACCGTTCCAAAACTTCTCGAGCGTCGCCTCTTCGTTGTACCCGAGAATGATAGGGAATCCACGCGAGCGGTCCTCACGCACGAATCGGCGCTTGAACTCGGTCTTGTTGCGCACGAGGCCAAACATAATAGCGTAGTTCTCGAGGCTCTTCCACCCGTTCGGTAACGGGGTAGCACTCAGCCCAATAAACTGTACGGCCATTGCCGCAGCTCGGGCCGCAGCTTTGCCCCGCTTAGTCTGGCTGTTACACACGTAGTGGCTCTCGTCCATAATGACGGCCATGTCGTCGCGTAGGTACTTGAGCGGCTTACGTGCGAACGTGTCGTAACTGACAATCTCGTACATAGGCGGATGCTCGCCAAACGCCATTTCAACTTCTCGGTCCCAGTCACCGGTCTTCACCTTCGAGGCTGGCGCGAGGATAAACAGAGGAGCGCCATTTGAATGACGCTTGTAATGCTCGAGGGCCATTTGCCCCTTACCGAGGCCCACGTCCGCGGACATAATAACGTCCTTCGGCAGGCCTTTCAGATAATCCAGTTGGTACTTATAAAGCTCAACCATTACACCTCCTCAATCTCTTCGCCCCCTAGTGCAAAGTATGCGTCCTCGATTTCTTTCATCTCAGAGTAGCTTAGTTTTTCGGCCACGAGTTCATCGGTAAGATACGCAATGCGGTCCACGATATAGCGTAGCTGGTCTTCTGCGAGTGGTGTGGCCATATTACCACTCCGGCCAATCTTCTTCGTCGAGTACGTACTCGAGTTCGATTTTCTTGCGTCGCTTGTTGACCTTGCACATAGCGTACACCTTCATCTCATCGCCAAAAAGGCTTTGGAGTAGGTCGTCGTCCATATCAAGGTACTGCAATACTGAACGGTCTTCGTTATAAATGAGCGTCTTTGCGTCTGGGTCGTTGCTGAAAAGTGGGCGCTGCATTTTGAAGATTTCTTTTTTGCTAAAAAGCATAAATAATTTCCTTTCTTGGTAGGTCGGCGGGACGTGCTGCTCGAGCTGGGAATCCACTACGAACCATGCTCTTGGTACTGATTACCTCGACCAAATGTTATCCGAGTAACCGCCGTTGAATTGTTAGTCTACGTACTCTTGGTATTCTTCGAGACGCTTGCCGGTCATGTTGTCGATAGTGTACGCGTTAATCTTGTACCACGCGTCCGACCATGCCTTAGCAAGCTCTTTGTCGCCCTCTTCGTGCCACGCCCACGAAAGCCAGTTGGTCACGAGACAGAGGTAGCCCCATGAATCAGGCCACTCACGTGTCTCTTCACGTGTGTCGATAATGGCCTTTACTACGAGACGAACGTGTTCCTCGCTCTTAGCGGCGACCATTTCAGCCAGTGTCATAGCGATAAGCTCCGCAAGCTCAGGGTCGTCAGTGGTGTACTGCTTACCAAGCTCTTGAGCCATTTCGCCAATGCGCACTGCAATGCGGCCGGTGCTAAAGTTCTTCGCCTTTTCCTTGAGCTTTTCGCCAAGCTCTTCGACTGATACGCCGTGTTTCTTAGCGATGTTGCCCATCATCTCGTCAATGTTTAGTCGTTTCTTAGTCATAATAATGACCTCCTTTAGAACATAATGTTCTGTATTAAATTGTTCATCACTTCGGGTAATTGCTTGATATTATTTATGGACTTCGCATTAGTCACTTGGCGTGCGTCTGAGTAAAGTCCTATGCCGTACGCCTCAATCTCGAATTTACGACGTTCCCACCACGTACGCAAGCTATCGGTTCTATTGGCAGAAGGCTGATATGCGCCGGTGTGGCGAGAATACTCGGTCTTGTACTCCGTTACCTTGCCGTCGGCGAATACTGGGGTGTACTCGTTGCGACAGCCTGGTGCGCCGTCTGAAAGCACGATAGCCACGTTCTTAGTCTTGTGCGTCGAGTTGGCCTTTGCTCGCTCGAGCGCCTCTTCGTACGCCACGTACTCTGAGGTGCCACCGGCGAATACTGCGTCGTCGTCGCTCTTCACTTGTCCCGACATACTGAACTTAAAACGGTTCATAACATCGGTCTCGTCGTACGTTTCTCGGTAGTCCTTCACAAGCACGACGGCGTTGTTCATTGCCCATACGGCGACAGGAATGTTCAACTGCTCAAGGCTTTGTACGATTTTCGATACCGAGCTAATAGCGGTGGTAATCTTCGAATCGAACATCGAGCCACTCGTGTCTACGAGGAGTGTGAACTGGTAATCGCGGTGCTTAATGGCCTTTTTCTTGAATAGGCGTTCGCTCGTCTTGTGAGCCACAAGTCGTCGTCCGTCTAGCTTGCCAGAGAGTAGGCGTCGGTCATAGCGCAGCTTTTTATTGTTCACTTCGAGGGCCTCGAGTGCCTTCGTGAGTTTGTTATCGGGCTTAAAGTCGAGCCGACGACCATTATTGCCAAAGATACTGTAGTCCGTCTCAATATCTTGGAGGATACGCTCGTTCAACTCATAGTCGTGATTATTGCCGAGCAACTCTTTAGAGGCGGCCTGCGTACTCTTAGGATTGTACTGCTTATCGCCCCCACTGCCAGATTTATTCTTGCTCTTTCCGTCGCCCTGCCCTTGTGGAGGTGTCTCCGGTACGTATGAGATTTCGCCGGTTTTCGGGTCAATCTTCTGCGTGTATTTCATATTAGCAGGATTCGGGTTCGTGTTAGGAGCGGCCATAGCTAAAAGTCCTTTGGCACGCCGTCTTCAGACTTGCTACCAAGCAGGTCCTTCAACAGCTCACGCTTAACTTCGGCACGTAGGTTACGCTTTTCTTCCTGAATACGACGGCGCTCCTCTTGGTTCTCGCGATGAATCTTCATCAGCTCCTCGTACGGGTCGGCCTGTTCGTTGTAGTTGGTAAAGCGAACGTAGTTGCTCAAGCGGTCGTCAAAGCGGCGTTGCACGTCTTCGTACTCAGACTGCTCATACTTTTGTGAAAGCACGAAAGTCAATGCGTCTCGTATCGACAGCTTACCGGCGTCACGCAGACGGAGGACCTTCACCAAGTCACGTGTGGAGACTGGGTTGTCCTGTAGGTTCTGACGTGTGTAGTTCGCAATATCGACCAAGGCTCGCACGCTTGCGTCGCTCACTTTGGTGTGCTTTTTAAGGGCCTTCAACTCTTCTTTTGCGTCCATATAAGAGAATTCAATCTTAATCATACGGTTAAGCAGTGCCGAGTTCAGTCGCCCAGTACCGGCATACTCGCCTGTAGCGGGGTTCTGTGTACCGATAAAGCGGAAGTCTTCGTGTGCTTTCACGCGCTCATTCTCAGCATTTGGCAGTGTCACGCTACGTGAGTCGTCCAAAATACCGTTAATGACCGTAAGCACCTCTGGTAGCGCCGTGTTCATCTCGTCGAGTAGCACCCAATCGCCATTCTTCATAGCGGTAGTCAATACTCCGTCACGCCATACGACGTTACCGTCGATAAGCGTCTGTTGACCGAGAATCGAATCAACAGTCAGTTCGCCTGACACGTTAATCACGTGCAAGGTCTTTTTACGTGCGGTTGCGAGTTCCATAATCGTGTATGTCTTACCTGAGCCAGTGTGGCCTTCGATAAGCAGCGGCACGTCCGCAACAAGCGCCGCCTCGATTATACGTAGTTGGTCCATAGTAGTGTTTTACTCCTTCGTGTATGGATTAAAGTTCTTCGCTCGTTACAGTGATGACGACCTTCGAGTTGTCACGTGAGCGGATACCCTCGATACGCATACCGACGCCGTTATTAGCGTCAACTGCGCGTCCAAGCACCTCTGATGCAATCTTCACCGCCTGTTCAAACGGCAGGTCTTGCACGAGTGCGTTAATCGCCTCCTCTTTAGAACCGACCTCGACCTCGTGTGTCTCCGTCTCGGTGCGTTCCTCGTCTGAGAGACCGAGCAGCCCTTCAAGCAGCTCCTCGCCCATACGCAGGTGGTCCGCCTTAGTGTGTCCACACTTCAGCTTTTCGTCGCCCTTTTTAGCGTTTGTCTTTTCCTCACCTTGGTTGAATGGTGTTGTTGGCATATGTGTAGGCCCTCCTTAAAGACCTTGAATTTTGTTTAATGCCTCTGTGAGTATACGTTCCACGTGTGAAACCTCTACGTCCTCGGGAATCAATCCCCTGTCCCATAGCAAGTCCACCATAGAGTTCACGCACTCGCCAATTAAGTCGATTTCGCTCCCCATATGCTAGTAGGCCTCGGGCAAACGCCCTTTATACATCGCTACGAGCGCGTCCAAGTCGGCCACAAAGTTCGCATAACGCATAGCGAGGTTAAAGTCGCCACGTGTATGAGCTTTATCTGCTCGACGGTCGTACACGTCCATAGAGTGTAAAATTAGTGAAATGTTCCCTGCGGTTGCGCGTGCAGGTACGCTTTTTAGTAGTGGTTTACTCATAACGCCTCCTTCGTGACGTGTGTATGAATGGTTTGTTGTATACCTACGATTTAAGTACGTACGCTTGGTGATTCGTCCTTTAAAGCGTGTACTGAGCTGTAGTGGTTTGCTCTGCGGCCCACTATAGCGGCTTTTGCTGGTCCTGTCAAGCCTTGTCGTCGAGAAAATGGCGAAAAACAGAGGTCAGAATGGTGGTGTGGAATTGACAACAGGGCTGGAATGTTTTGGAATTGGTTTTTGTGGGCGTTGGTGGGTGTGGTGTGGTGGTTTTGCTTTACAGGTTGGGGAAAATGTTGTGGAATCGAAATTTGTGTACACTTTTGTGTACACTTTTGTGTACACTTACTGTACACAGTGGTGGTTTGGATTTTACCCTTTATGTCAAGTGTCCACAACGCCCTTAGTGAATTTGTGTACACTTGGCCTTTCCTATTAGATAAAATTAAATAAGTGTTTTTATACAATACGAGACCCTAAGTGTACACAACGGTTTTTGGGGTGTTTTGGGGCCTTTTTTGGGGTTATTAGGCCATATTTTGGGGTAAAAAGCTAGGTAGCGAGACCACATTTCACACACACACGTCAAGTTTATAGTCCGCGACCCCTGTTATCGCGTACGTGGGCGCGCACGCACACACACACGAGCATATTTTCACACACACACGTGCGCCTATACGTATGTTCTAGTTTTGTTCTATTTTTGGGCAAAATAAAACGGCCCCATTGCTGGGACCGTTCCGAGGGATTGTAGAGGGTTTACTTGTCGAGTTGTGCTAGTGCTTCAATGTAAGCTTCGCGGCCAATCTCGTGCTTCATATAGAGATTGAACAACTCGCGCTCTTGCTTCTTGCGCTCTTTCTCGGCTTCGACTTGCTTGGCGTGCGCTTCGGCGTCGTAAGCCTCTGTCTGCGATTCTGCGACGATATTGAACTGGTAACCATTCTTAGTGGTCATCTCAGTCGTAATCGCCTTAGGCGCTGGCTGGCGGCCCATAAGGCGCCATTGCGCTGGTGTAGCGAATCGCTCTGACTCGATAAGGTAGAATTTTACCTCTTTCGCGTCGGTTTTGTTTACAGTGGTTGGAATAGTAGTGTTTTTAGACATTTTAGCCCCTTTCGGCTTCAAGTTTTAAATAGTTACTAGGCGTGGTGTTCTCGACTGGTACCAAGTCAATGGCACTCGAGAGAATGACCGCGCCCAAAATGGTGCATACGACCACGGCAATAATATCGCCACTGTCGTAAGAATTTTTGTTCTTCGTCATCTGTAAACCCTCTGAATTGTTAAGTATTCGTGGCGAGGCCCTCGGCCCGTCGCCATACCCTCATACTACGCCATACGTGTAGAATTGTCAAGCCTCATATGCGAGTAAAGGGCCTTTTGTATCTGTTATGCGCATACGTGTATATGTGCAGAGAGGCCAGCCCCGCACGCGCGCGCGCACGTAAATGCAACCGATTGACCCTAAAGGGGGGGGTGCAAATCAAGCGACGACACAGATGCTTATTAGGTCCACTCCCCCAAATTTTTTGCAAAAATGGCTTATTTGACAGTAAGCTCAGAATATGGTCTACAAGAACTTCTGGTGTTTTTTGACCTCTGTTGACCCCTAGCAGTGGGGGCTTTACAGGCCGACCAAAATGGACTATATTCAGTAGTACCAGTCTTGAACCGACGGTAACAAAAATGGAAATGGAACTTGGACCGATGCCGTGGTGGCGGTAATACAAACTAACAGGGAATAAGGGGTTCCAAAAATGACTATGGATGAGTCAAAAATGAATGCGAAGCTTGCGAGGTATCAAGCTATCGAATCACTCACCGACATCATTAACTTCAAGGGTTCCACGCTGATTAAGACAGACGTGGACGGCTTCTATGTGCCGATGTCGAGCGAGGAATTTGCGCGTGTGGTATATCGCAAATATCCGGGGGCGCTGAAACAGCAGATTAACGAGCTGGAGCATCGCTTCCGCGTCACGGCAGCAGACTTCACGGACCGCGCGCATCTCATCGCTATGGGCGACAAGGTGTGGGACGCTAAGCGCATGGAGTTTGTGCAGGGGTTTGACCCGAAGCAAGCGGTGTTCGCTACTCGCGTGGTGCCAGACACCGGCAATGGACGCGCTAAGGCGTGGAATTATATGAAAGAGTTGGCGGTGGGCGATGAAGATTTGGCGTGGGATATGCTACAGGGGCTTGCGCCTCTTTTTATGTCGAAAAAACCCAGTGGGGTGATTTGGTTCGTGGGTGGTGGTGCGAATGGTAAGAGCGCATTGCTCAATGCGATGTACAAGATTATCGGGCATCACTTCACGAGCATGACTGTGGGGGCGATTGAGGACGGCCGCGACGCACCGCGACTTAACGGTGTGCTGGGTAATGTCTGTCGTGAGAGCAGCGAGGGCAAGGTGGAGGACACCGAGCGCTACAAGGCTATCGGTACGCACGAGCCATTCTTCGTACACAAGTTCCACTCGCAGGAGGCGGTGACTATCACGGGCGACGTGCATCACATCTTCAATGCGAATAACATCCCTATCTTTTCAGACAAGACCGAGGGGGCGCGACGCCGTACACTGATTGTGCCGTTTAACAATCACTTCAAGGACGACCCAAATTTCGAGGAGAAGACATTCACGCCGGACTTCCTCGCTGGCCTCCTTCAGCTCGTACTCGAGGCCGCGCAGCGCATCGCCGCCAACCGCTACCAGTACAAGTTCAGCACAGCTACCATGGCTGCGAAGGCGGATTACGACAGTGACGTGAATTCGGCGGAGGCTTTCTTCGTGTATTTGAAGGAGCATGGCGTTGAGGCGTTCACCAATTACCACTTATTGCGTATGTCATACGAGAGCTGGTGCGCGAACGAGGGGTTGATTCCGCTGGGCGTTACCAACCTGAAGCGGGCCATGAAAATGATTGGTGGGGCAGAGCGCAAGACTGTGCGCTTGCCTGACGGAACGAAGAAGTGGTATTTCTTCGACCACTCGCAGACGAAGGCCGAATCGCTGGTGTCACTGGACAACGGTATGCACGTCGGTCTGAAGGGCGGGATGCCACTGCCGAAGGTAGAGGCGGAGCAGACTAAGCTTGGGAAGGAGTGGTAATGAAGCTTACTGAGTATTTCAAGGACATGCTCGAGAAGCCGTGGAGCGAGTTCGCTACCATGGAGCAGGACGAGAGCTACACGTCATCACAGGCCGTGGTATTCGCACTTATCCGTGCGTGCGCCAACGGTAAACTGCCAGCCATTAAAGAGGCGTTGGCTCGTGTGGACGGTAAGGTCGCAGCGGAGATTGAGGTGGAGTATCCGAAATTCTACTTCCTGTTCCCGTATGCCGATAGCGTCGCTACGATTAACGGCGGCACTACGACCGAATCCAGTGTGGCCCCGGCGACCGGAGCGGAACCGGAGCAAGAGGACGAGGACGACGACACGGCGACCTCAGGTCTTCGCTATACACTGAAGAAGATGAACGACGAGCCTCGCGCTCTCGTGAAGCTGATTATGGATTCAGCCAAGCAAATCGACGTAGCGGTGAGCCACAAGGGCGACATTCCGCCAAGTGACCCGAAGGTGAAATCGGTCATTATCGCTGGTTTGCTGCAAATGGCGCACAAGGGTTCAATGGGCGCTATCTTCGAAGTGTTGGACCAGATTGACGGCAAGGTTGCCGACAAGATTAAGGTCCTCGGCGGGGACGTATACATTCAGCGGCTCGATACGGTTGCACCGTACGGCGCTGAGAAAAACAAGGACGGGGTATATCAACTAATCGCGGACAACACGACGAGTGCGTGGGCAGCCGCATTGGAGCGAAAGCAAAATGAGCGTGGAATTGGGCGGTAAGGGCCACAAAGACAAGACGAAAAAAGTACCAAAGAAAAACATCATGGAGTTGAGCCGTGACGCGCTGAAAGGTGACGTTGACTTCGCACTATACATGGGCGAGACCGAGCTTCCAATGGAGCTATACACTACGCTTCTCGACCATGGCATCCAGGAGGCAATGGCGGACCTGATTATTACGCACGTGGATGCGGAGGTGCGCCGAGCCATTCGTGAGTTGCGCTACAGCATCGCGAAAGACATAGAGGGTTCGGTAGTGAGCGCTATCTCGGATTTCTACGGCAACCAATTCGTCGAGGAGGTCGAGGTGGATATGAGCAAGCAGATGAAGGACTTAATGGGATGACACACGACCCGACACATACACCAGAGTTCGTGCGCCTGATGAAGCGTATGCGCATTTCCACCACCGCGCGCCTATGGAGGGACGACTTTCAGCAGCCTCTACCAGAGGTCGATATGATAATCGTACCAGATGCGTTCGAATATATGACGAACAACCAAATCAAGCGGGCCATTCGCATGGTCTACGATTCAGGCGCACGCTTCCTCGTCGCCACGAACTACCCGGGCCAACGCCACATCGTCAACAAGCCAGCCGACGGCCCACACAAGCCCAACCTTGCTTGGTTCGGCATGATTCCGATTATTCTTATGGACACGCGGGACCACGGTAAAACATTAACGCTATTTGGAGTGAATCATGGTCGTCGAGCTACCGCCGAATAACTTAGTAGGGTATTGTGAGGGGTGTGACCACTGGACCAAGTTCGACAGCAAGTCTATGGACGTGCTGATGAACGGTCAGCGGTGCGAGAAGTGCGAAGGCCGCTTCAGCACTCGCGTGGGTTACCAAATTACGACGCAGCGTACGTTCAATCCAACATTAAAGCGCAAGAAGATTGCAAAAAAGGACACAGCAGCATGACAGTAGAAGCACGGTTACAAGCGAAGATTATCAAATGGCTAAAGTCAAAGGGTGTGGTGGTAATCAAGCTACCGGCGCATCCGGGTGTGCCGAGCGGCATCCCTGACGTACTGTTCCTCATGGACGGTGGCGGCTGGGGCTTCATCGAGGTGAAGGCCTCTGCCAAGTCTCGCTTCCAGCCACTACAGAAGCAGTGGATTACGAAGCTCGATTCGATGTATTACGCTCGCGTGTGCTACCCAGAGAACTGGGATGAAGTTCGCAAGGAACTCACCGATTTGATATAATGAAAGGACCCCTCTAAGGGGTGCCTATGAGTAAGAAGCAAAAAGAAGAGCCGCCCAGTCGTCTTTCATCGACTGTCGTGCCTTACCTACTACTTCCGAGTGACCCGCGCCAAGGCGTTAGCCGACTAAAATCGTTCCTGAGGGGACGATAATACCGCGGAGCAAGTCACGCTCAGCCTCAAGTGCCTGCATAGATAATTCAATCTGAGCAGTCTCAATGGGGTGAGATTTTGGGTGTCCCTTAGCGCTTTCCATAGAAAATAACAGCTCGTCAATAGTGGCGAGCGTTGTTCGTTGTGGATAAAAGTCTGATGCTACTCGTCGGAGTGCGTAGTAGCCGAGCATCGGCACGAACGGTACGTGTCGGTGGATTTCGTTGTGGTCCTCGCGGTCAATCTTCGGTATGAGAGCCGGAGTGCTGCGAATCTTTTTTGCCTCAGGTCGGAGTGACCATTCTTGGGCTGGGAACATGATGTGGTGCCGGTCCACTACTGGCAGCCTTCACACATCGTCAAATCTGCTGGGTCGAGTGGGGCAGCGTTAGGATTATCCTTTTTTGCTTCCACCTGTGCTTTTTCCATGGCTGCGTCGATAGCGGCCAATTTTTCGTCGAGGGTCATGTCGTCATTTACGACTTCGTTAGCGTTCATCCAAGTCTCCTATTGCGATTTCAATTCCGAGTGCGCCAAGCGCGCGGTAGCTGCTCTCCGGGTCTATGCCGTACCCGTCGAGAACCTCGTTAATCTGGTGTACTTCGGCTTCCAAGTCTGATAGTTTTTCAAGCTTTTTTGCCTTCAACGCAATAAGGTACGCGGGGTCTTGGTTTTCCAAAATTTCCCGCTGTGTAAATAACTCGCCCACTGTCCCTCCGTTTTGGTTTATGCTAATATAAAACTACTATATTACATTATGGAGGTACCAACAATGGCTACAGTTAAGAAAGCAGAAAAAGCTGAAAAGACTACTGTGAAGACCAAGGGCGCTGCTCGCAAGAGTGACATCTCGGCACAGGAAACTATCGCTAAAACTGCCGGTAACAAAACGTCACTCAAGAACCTGAAGGGCTAATCATGGCCGTTAAGGAAGAAATCCAGGAAATCCCTGGTCACGAGCTTGAACACATGGGCAAGGGCGAAGTACCTACCGATGAGGAACTCGAAGCGGCGCTCGCTGAAGAGGAGGCATAATGTCTTACCAGATTCGTGATAACCCTGCGAATACCAAGAACTACACCAAGACACGTCTTGGGTTTGGTATAAAAGGTATAGTAATTCACCACGCGGCGACAACCAATTTCGACGGTATCGGCGCAACCTTCCAAAACCCAAACCGTGGAGCGTCAGCTCACTACGGCGTAGGAACAAAGGGTAACGTAGACCGCTACGTTCCCGAGAGCAGCATCGCGTGGCACGCGGGCGACTGGCTCACTAACGCGCGTACTGTCGGCATCGAGAACGTGAACAGCTCAGGCTCACCTGAGTGGGACGTAAGCGACGCCACTTTCAACACGCTCGTCGAGCTTGTACACGACATCGCCGTGCGCAACTCGCTCCTGCCTCTACGCGTAGGCAAGAACCTTATGTCCACTGGCGAGGAGGCACAGCGCCTTTCTGGTCACAAGGACTGGTCAGCAACATCATGTCCTGGCGTGCTTTACCCTCGCTTGGAGGAACTAGCCACCAAGGTGAACAAGCTGGCAGCCGAGGATGTAGGTGAGGTCGAAGTGCCAAAGCCTAACAAGCCGGACCAGGTTCTTCACGTAGGCGAGAAGTTCAAGTTCACCAAGACCTACCGCGTTGACGGGCTGGCTAAGGTGGGTGGCATCTGGCAGGTGTACACTAAGGAACTCTGCCCTGTCGATTTCAACTGGAACGACAACGGAATTCCAGTGGACCCACTCGTAGAGGTGGCCGGTGGCACTGGCAACTCAAAGGACCAGGTGTTGCAGGTTGGTAGCAAGTACACTATCCCTGGTACCTACACGGTCCTCGACCTTGGTGCGTACAAGGGCCGTTGGCTCGCTAAGATTAAAATGGGCGTGTACACTCTCTGGGTGGACATCGCTACAGTAACGGAGGTCTAATATGGACTTAGGTGATTTTGCAATCGCATCAGGGCTTGTAACCCTATTCGTAATCGGAGCAACCGAACTCGTGAAGCGCGCGTTCGCTAAGGACTGGCAGGCAGTGGCAACAATCGTTGCGGCGGCTGTCATTGGTGGTCTTGCGGGCTGGGCGCTCCCAGTAGTCGGCGTAATCGTAGGTGTGAGCCTCGGTCTCGCTGGTTCAGGACTGATTACCACTGTTCAAAACATTGGTAATAAAGTATAATAATAGTCGCTATATCTCGTCCATATAGCGCCAGTTCTGTTCGGTTCAACCACAGACACAATCTTTGTTTCGTAGGTGGGTCCTTCACACAAACGTCCCACCGCTCGCAACTTATACAGGGCCTCGTTATACCTCCGAGGCTCTGTTTTATTTTTGTTCTATTTACAGGAGTATCTATGCTATAATTTAGACATAAACGGTAATTTAGGTTAGATAAGATTTATGGCAACAAACGTAACGGACCCACTCGCAGGACTGTACATCGGAAACGGTAGCAGCACACAGAAGAAAACCACCACGCCAACTATCTCGAACAAGTCAACCTCAACCGTCGGCTCAGACGGATTGAACGGTGTGTACTGGCTCGGAAGCAACGGCAACATTTACACTAAAGATAACGCCGGAGCAGTTGTAGACCGAGGTAAGAGCCTCGCGACATACGACACTGGATTCGACACCGAATCTATCTCAAGCGGTTCGTACCGTAAGATTGACGACCCGAACCCAGGAAATGGCGGTAGTCTCAACACTACCGACGTGAGCGTAGGCGGTACCGGCTCAAGCTACACCGACACAAGCGCAGCACGTGGTGCCACTCAAAAATCTATCGACTCCCTAGACACCATTCTCAAGAACAACCTCGGCAGCATTAGCGGAAATTACAAGAGCATCCTCGACAAGTACGCTACTGAGGACGCAGCCGCTAAGGCAAGCTACGACACCCAGGTGTCAACCAACGAATCAAACCGCACAAGCATGATGCAGCAAGCCCTCCTCGCAGCAGCGCAAGGTGGTCGTGGACTGATGTCTACGCTCGCAGCACTGGGTGCGCTCGGTGGAACCGGCCGCGACCTCGCGAACCGCGCAGTTGCCGCATCAGCAAATGCTGACATCGGTGAAGGCGACCGCACATTCAAGACGAACGCCGAAGACCTGATGACTTCATGGTCGAAGACACAGCAAGACCAAGAGGACCGCAAGGCAGAAGCAGAAGCAGCTCGTGCCAACGAAGAAGCAGCAGCTCGTAAAGAGAACCTTCAAACCCGCCAAAGCCTCTACGAGAAAATGGCGAGCCTTTGGAGCGACGCTGGCAACAACAGCGAAGCAGCTCGCTTCCTCGGATTGGTCGGGGAACTCGCACCACAAATCGCATCTAACACATCTACCCGCGCAGCAGCGTACAAGCCTTCAGAAGCAGCCTTTACCCCAGGCAAGCTTCAGTCTTACCTCGCTGGGGCTAAGGACATGACTGTCACTACCCAGGGCGGAAACAAGGGTTCATCTCTCACCAGCCCACTCGCAGCAGTAACACGAAAACGCGAAGAAGTAGTTTAGGGGTCCGCACGTGGATTTTCTTCAGCGGATTGGGAACTTCTTCAGCGGAGGTGGGTTCACCTCTGACGCAGAGCGTAAGAAGAAAGATGAGGAAGAGGCTCGCCGCCAGGCTGAGGCTGCCGCCCAGCGCGCAGCTAACGCGAAGCAGCAAACACAGGCCCCACGCACAGTAGGCAACCCTGGCCTCAACCTCAACATCCCTGGCACAACACAGAACCCGATGCTCGGCCTCGGGTCTCTTATGATGCCGACCCAATCGCGAGAGAACACTCTCGTAGCCCGTGACGTCCAAACCTCTGCGAAGAAAGAGGACCAGCCAAAGAAGGTTGAGCAGAAGAAGACCGTGGCTGAGCCACGCGCACTTCCAAGCAACCAAGAGATTATGAACAGTTCGCCGATTCGAACTGATATGCTCATGTTCAACCCAGGCAGTAAGCGTACGTTCGCTGATGACCAGCGATACAACCAGGCTGTGGATAACCGCCGCCGCGAGCTGAAGCAGGCTGCGAACCAGGCAGAGCAAGAAGACCTCTCTATGAACCTCGATTACAAGCGCTACAACCAAATGAGCGCCGAGGAACAGCAGAAGCAGCGCCGTGCGATTCTTGCTGCGCGTGACAAGACCGCTCCTACATCAAAAGAGAACATCGACGCGATTAACACCTGGAACGAATTCCTCGCGAATGTTGACGGTAACGCAGCTGAAGACGGCACTGCCGACCAGGGTGAGACCAAGAAGAGCGTGAAGACCGTGCTTAACGACCTCCTCTACGGTACAGAGGACATGCTGAAGGAGAGTGACCTCAAGGCGCTCACGAACGCATTTAGCAAGATTGGCGCAGACGTTGGTGGAGAGGGCGTCGGTCAGCTTCAGACTCAACAGCAGGTTGACGAGCTTAACGCCGCGTATGCAGCTGGACTGGTTGACTATGACACAGTGGTCCGCGCCTTCCGTGCCTCACCAGCTCTCTATAACGCGAACTTCGATTGGCAGGTTAGCGAGGACGGTGGAATCACCAACATCAAGGATGACATCGGCGCTCGAACAGGTAAGTTCGCTGGCGGTACAGTGAACGCTGGTAGCACAGCGGCTCAGTTCCTACCGTATGGTGCCGCATCTAAAGCGCCGTCTGCACTAGCACGCTTCGGTTCTCGCTTCATGCAAGGTGGTGTCCTTAACGCCGGATTCTCAGTTGCCGGAGATACTACAAATACAGCTATCGACCGAACTGGCGAGGAAATCGGCCAGAACGCAGCACTCTCATTCCTACTCGGTGGTGCCATTGAAGGTGCCTTCGGGGTGAAGGGTGGTCCTGACATCGACGTACCGGCCGAACGCGCGGCTATTCGTCAGGGTGTCCAAGAGGCAGATAACGTGGTGACGGAAGCTGCAACCAATGTGCGTATCGCAGAGCAAGAGCTTGAGAGTGTCCCAGAGACCGTATCTATCGGCGAGGGGACGGGTATTAAATCAACAAACGCCGCGTCAGACGCCAAGGCTGCGGCCGAACTTAAATTGGTCCAAGCACAACAGGCTCAGGCGCAGGCAGAGGCTACAGCCAAGGCCGCTCGAGAAGCAGCTGCCCGAGAAGAGGCGCGCCTCGCTAAGGCAGAGCAGGCCAAGGCTCAAGCAGCCGAAGCAGAAGCTCGCATCCAAGAAGAGCGTGCAATCCAAGAGGCGCAAGCTATCTCTGAAGAGGCGGAAGCTGCTGCAAAGCAAGCTGAAGCGCAAGTCGATGAGGCTGCGGTACAACCAGCCGTGGCTCCTGAAACGCCAGAGGCTACTGTTGCTGAAACTACAACAACCGCGAAGTCGAAGGAGGCTGCTGCGGCCGCCACACCTGTTACGCCAGAAGTACCAACTAACAAGAACGTCGCTGCGGCAGACGGTCGTGTTAAGGCTGCGCAGGAACGTCTCGACTATCTCAAGCGAGAAATGGCCGAGCCTTCAGAGATTAAGAAGGCAGAGGCAGAGCTTCGTGCCGCCAAGAACGATGCCAAAGAGACCCAGGCTGCTGAATCGAACAACGCTCCGCAGACTACACCAGCCGAGGCAAAGGCTGCTACTGAGGCACCAGAGGGCTACACCAAGGTCCAAATGAACAAGAATGGCACAGTGAACCGCACTTGGATGCGCAAGGAAATCGAGAAGATTACCAAGAACGAGAGCCTCTCTCGCGAAGAAAAGGCCGCTGCTATTCGCGCCCTCGACGAGCGCGTCAAGAAGATTGAATCCGATAATGTCATGGCTAAGCAGGCCGACAAGGACAAGTACGACGAGCAGCTGACCGCCGACCAAAAGGCTGGTCGCGCTGAAACCGCTCCTATCGCCAAAGAGGTGAAGGAAGTAAAGAAGGCGGAACGCGCCAAGGCCAAGACTGTCGCCGAGGCTCAGGGTACCCCTATCAAGGCAGCCAAGGGCAAGGCTGGCGGTAAGGTGTCTACCTACATGGACCGCGTGAGCAAGACCTTCGGTAACGAAGGCGTTAAGGAATTCTTCTCCGCTGCACCTGGCAAGCGCAAGGTGTCATTTAAGGATGTCCAAGAGAAGGCGACCAAGGAAGCGGCAGAAGCTTCTACTAAGCAGGCAATCGCCAACGCGAAGGCCCTTGCTGGAAATACTGGCGAAGCGACCGTAGAAGTCGAGGCGCGCGCACTGGCCCACCAGTCACGTATCGCTGAAGAACTCGCAGACCTCGTAAACAAGAAGGGCAAGACTGCCGCTGAGAAGAAACTCATCAAGCAGCTCGGTGAGGCTAAGCTCGACCTCGAGGAAAGCATCGCAATCCGCGCAAGCGAGAGCGGTCGCTCAACTGCATACCTCGGCTACATCTACCAGAGCATGGACCCAACCATGGTCGCTCGTCGCGTGAAGAAGCGTCTCGAGGACGCTGGCGGACAAATGAACGACGTAGAGGAAGCGGCTATCATCCAGGGCAGCAAGGACCTCAAGAAGGTTTACGAGAGCAACGACGCCCTCAAAACAGAGGTCACAACCGCTCAAGAGAAGCTTACGAAGAAGTCTCCGAAGCGTGATTTCAAGCGTCTCGAAAAGGCTACCAAGGAACTTGAGGCCTCAAACAAGGAACTCGCAGACGCCTTCTACAAAGTGAACGAGACCGTAGACGGAATCCGCGTACGCAACATCGACGAGGGTATCGTCACCGAGCAGAAGTGGTACGGCCGCAAGCTCGACAACTACACCCGCGCAGCCATGCTTTCAGCGCCAAGCGGACGTGTTCGCGACATCATCACAACCAACATGCTCACGCAGAACGACGTGAAGCTTGTCGATGCCATGGAGGCAATTATTGGTCGTGGCCTCAACAACGCAATGGGTCGCCAAGTGTTCAAGCAGAAGGCTACCGCCGGTAAGGGCGTCGTGCGTAAGGGCTACCAGGAAGCTGGTGAGCGCATCGCAGCAGCATGGCGCGGTGACGCAGACAAGCCGCTCATGTTCACCGGCCTCGCATCAGGCTCGGGTAAGACGGTCGGTTCGTTCGACCCTCGTTCTGGCATGACGCTCAGCACCGGTAAGAAGAGTCGCGTGTACAGCGCAATCCACACCGCAGTGGCAGCGCCTACATACCTCAGCCGTGGCTACAAGAACGCAACTCTTTATAAGGAAGCCTTCGACGCAGCTACCAAGCGCGGCCTCACTAACGCGCAAGCGGACATCGTGGCGCGCTCAGCAATGGTCCAGGCACCAGAGGCTATCTACAAGAGTGCGAGCTTCAAGACGAAGGAAATCTCAGGTCTTCAATCGAAGGTCGGTGAAGCACTCAACCGCTTCTTCCAAAGCGTGGAGAAGAAGATTAACACCTCAGAGCTATCCGCCCCTGCCAAAAAGGCACTGGCTAACAGCTTCACAGTTGGTAAGAACCTCACGATTCCATTCTCGAGCTACATGACCGGTACTGCACAGAACATGGTTACTCGCCAGTCAATGATTACTCAGGTCGTGAAATTCGGTAAAGCTATTAACGCTGCCAATAAGGCTGGCAACAAGGCCGCTAAGGAAGCTGAACTTCAGAAGGCGCTCAACGCATTTACTCAGGGTAGCTGGAACGCCGCGAAAATGGGCGCTGGCCTTACGGTGCTGGCACCATTCCTCTCTGACGAGGACGCGAACGGCAATTCATACACGCCACCATACCTCAAGTTTGGTGACACCACAGTTCCTATCGGTATGCTCGGTCCTCTCGGTGCGCAGCTCGTGAACGCATGGGCGGTGAAGAAGGCGGCAGAAGGCGTGTCGAACGGCGACAACCCATTCGAGGCCGCAGCTGGCTACACCTTCAACTTGGCGCGTGGTCTCCTCGGAGCCACTGGCCTGGCAAGCCTGAACACGGCATCGACACCACTATTCGGCTTCTTCAACGAAATCAGCAGCGCGTTTAACGACCCAGATAAGGCCGGTGAGCAGGGCGCTACTGACATCATCGACCTCGGCGTTGACTTCGCTACACAGCTGGTACCAGCCTTCCTGCGTGACGTAGTAGCCACCATGAACAGCTTTGGAGCCGACGCTGACGGAATCGCACCAGAGACGAACATCAAGGATGAAGACGGCAAGCGAGACGCGTTTAAGTCTGGCCTTGCTAAGATTGGCTCGGCAATCCCTATCATTTCACAGAGCCTCGAAGGCGACGATGAGGGCAAGGCAGCGACTAAGATTGAGGCCCGCATCATCGGCGCGACCACCACATCAGACGCAACTCGCGCGTCAAACGCACAGGCTGACGCAGAGCGCGAGACCGTCAACAAGAGCCTCAGCAAGGTCCTCGGCAGCGACAAGTACCGCGACCTCCTCACTGATGACCAGAAGGAAATCTACGACAAGGCTGGCGATAAAGAACTCAAGGCCAGCGAGCTTGAAGAGGTCCGCAACCAAATCATCAAGAGCGAGCAGAAGTTCCTCGACGCAGGCGACTGGGAGGCATACTCAAACGTACTCAACTTGCAGCGCGATAAGATTACTGAAGACCCTACTTCAGCTGCCAGCGACACGGAAGAACTCGACCGCGAGATTACTCGCTCTGACCTGGCTAAGAGCAACAAAATCGACAGCTACATGTACAAGCTTTACGATGAAATCAGCAACACTGAACTCGAGGCTATGCTCGACCCAGAGAGCGAGCTGTATGACATCGAGACTGCCAAGTACCTCGTAGCAATCGACAAGCTGTTCACGGAGAACCAGGTGAGCGACAACACCAGCGGCGAACAGGGCTGGAAGCGCGCTAAGTACAAGACAACTACCGGCAGCGGCAGCGGCTCTTCTAAGAAGGGCAAGGGCATTGCAACTACCGTTGGAACCGTTGGTTCTGGCGCTCGCACAGTTTCCGCACCAGGCCTCAAGTACCGCCAGGTAAGCACGAACAATTCGGCCTTCCCGAACCTTGTTAAGCGTACCGCTCAAACAGGGCTGAAGAAGAAGATTTCTGTGCAAAAAGGTGTTAAACTATAAAAAAGGATAATCAAGATGACTGATGCGGAAAAACAAGCAAAGATTTTGGCACTAGCCCAGAGTATCTACCTCGCGAAGAACAACAAATACAATGATGTTGAGGGCGAGGAAGAGACTGAGTTCGTGAACCAGACCGTTGACTGGGTGAACCAGTACATTGAAGAGCTGGAGGAGGAGGCAGATTGGAACTACGTACGCGAGAACAACTACCTATTCGGAACTGCTACCGCGGGCGTATACACAGTCGCCCTGCCAGCTACGGTCAACCGACTCGTGGTGTCGCCGTACCGCTTCCTGACGCTATCTCAGGACGGCACAGTAATCGCCAAATTCAAGGTGGTGAAGCCTAACCAGCTGCTCGATGAGGGTGACACTGAGGTCATGGACCGCGTTACCGTGGTCGGCCGCAAGATTGTATTCTCACGCGAACTCACTGACGAAGAGGCTGGCGCTGAGGTGCGAGCTGACGTGGTGAACTTCATCCCTCGCATGTCGAACACTGAAGGTTCGGCCAACATCGAGATGCTCGACCTCGTTAAGCCAAAGCAACTTATCATCCTCGGCGTAGCGAAGAACGCTACCCTGCCGGACATCGTGCAAGGTACTATCTCGCCTTCGCTCACCCAGAAGTACACCGACCTTCTCAACAAGGCAGTCGGAGAGAACAACTCTACATCAGAGGTGGACATCGTGCCGCGAGAAGACTTTAGCTTTATCGGAGGCGTCTTCTAATGGCGATTGACAAGCCAGTCAAGGTCCCGAAGAAAAATATCACGACTACGGACGTGACATCTTTCAACGGTGGTCTCGACGAGCGTGGAGCTGCTAATGCGGCTCCGAACACCTTCACCCAGGGTCGCAACGTCATGGTTGATTCCCAGGGTCTTTTGACGTATCGTTACGGCCTCAAGAAGTGGCTGCCAGATACAGTAGAAACGGTATATGAAATCTTCCCAGCGCTCTACAACGGCGAGCTTTACTACATCGTCGCCGACGACGGCAAAATTAAGTATTGCCAAGGTGGAGACACTGAATGGACCGACGCAACTGGCGACAACGTAGTCACCACCGGAACAGGCATTATCACGACCTTCCTTCGCGTAAAGGACAGTGTTCTCGTGCTCAACGGCGAGGATAAGCTCCGCTTCCTCGACCTGACCACAATGGGCGTGGTCCAGTTCGTCACGCTCGACGACCCAGCAAACGCGCCAACAGCAGCGGCTACAGGCGTGAGCGGCACTGGCTCGTATGTGTACTACGGCATCACCTTCAACTCTACAGTTGGTGAGACAGCTCTTTCACCAATCCTGACACAGGAAATCGGCACGGGCCGGGACTTCTGGGCAGATGACGGCACGGAGTACCTTACCGTCACTCGTAACAACACAGCGCCAACAGGAGCGGTATCGTGGAACCTCTACGTTGCACTCGCACCAGCAGGTGCCTCTATCACGACGAGCGACATGCTCCTCCTAGCGGCAGGTATCAACCTCGAGGAAACAACCTTCCGCGACACAGGCACACTGCCAATCGACATCTCACGTGGAACCGCGCCAGAGGACAACTCAACTGACGGTCCAATCGCCAAGTACGGTCTCGAAACGGACGGCCGCCCTATTCTGTACGGCATCAAGAACGACGAATATGCACTTATCATCGGTGGAGACGGCGACAACGCGCTGGACTTTAGCCCAACAAACGGCGGCTACCGTGCGGTCCTCAACAAGGGTACCAACTACTACCCAATGGTCGTCACCGGATTCCGTAACGGCCAGGGTATCCCGAGCCTTACTGTGCTGTTCTCGAACACGCAGGGTCTCTCGAAGCAGTCAGTGCTTGAGCAGCAAACCGTGACCTACGGCAACATCTCGTTCGTCGTCTGGGCAGTCACAGAGCAGAACTACGGTGCCGCCGGTGTGAGTTCGCCATACGGCCACACCAACTACCAGGGCGCGCTCCGCTTCCCTTCAACGGACGGAATCATGGGCATGGACACCGAGGCGTCGCTTCAGAACGTCCTTGCTACCAAGCGTATCTCGAACCCAGTGGAAGACACCGTTGGCTCATTCCGCAACTCGGCACTCGATAAAATCGTCTCAACAGCGTGGTCAAACCGCGTCTACTTCTCAGTGCCTAGCCGTGGTTATTCTTACAACAACGAGATTCTGGTCCTCGATGTCACCAACAAGGACAACGAGATTTGGTACAGCCTGGACATCCGCGCACAGTGGATTGGCACTATTTCGCCAAACGACCAAGCGGCCTTCGTGTACATCTGTCAGGACAACCACATCTACCGCCTCGCAAAGTCTTACGTCGCACTCGACGACAAGGCAGACGGTACCACTCAGTCGTTCCCAACATCAGCACGCGGAACACTGCTCGGCCTCAACGAAGCTCACAACTCCTACAAGGCTGTTGTGCAGGTCGTCTTCTACCTTGTCGATGTCATCGGCTCGGTTCAAGTTGGTGTGACGTACCGTAACGAGGCCGGTAAGCTAAAGACTAAGACGAAGACAATTACCCAGAGCGAATACGCCAAGTCATCACAGGGTGGCTGGTCATCGCCGGGCTACCAATATAACGGACATACCCGCACGAAAGTCACCAAGTGGGGCGATGTTGCACGCATTAACGACGCGCAAAACGCCCAAAAGGAAACAATTCGCGTACGTATGCAGCTGAATGTGATTGCAAGCGAGCTTCAGTGGTTCATTAACACGAACCTGGACAACAGCGCCTTCACACTCCGCAGCGTTTCATACGAGGGCGAGAACCTTGGTGTAAAGGTTGACTTGCGGTAGAATAGGAACATAAGAGGAATATATGGCTAAAAGTAAGAAACCAAGTGCATCAACCCTGAACGATGAGTGGGTACAAGACAAGGAGTGGATTGACGGATTCACCGAGGATTTTCAGGACCTCGACAACCTCGCGGACGCCGTAGCACTTAGCCGCACCAAGGGTGCGCCAATGGTCGGCGACGTAACACTCGCCAGCGTAGTTCGCCAGATTCCACGCGCCTCAATTCAGCAGGTGCCTGTGTTCAACGTAGAGGTGAACGGTACGAAGCTTTCGTTCCCAGCAATCATCTCTGACTACATCGTCCGCCGTGTTATCTTCAATGAAGACACCTTCGGTAAGGGTATCCTATCAACTATGCAGATTGGTGCGGAGAGCGCGTTGACCCACGGGTTCCAGCCGTTCCTCGCTACTATCGGCAACGTGATGAGCGATTTCGGTACAACCATGAAGCTTATCCACTATAACGACGTGGCCATTGAGCGTGGCGTATTCGACGCGTCAGAGAGCTACCGAGACAAGGTGCGTACGCGCGTCACTCGTAGCCGTCTCAAGAAGCTCTACAAGCAGGTGAAGGCAAACCCTGATAGCGAGTGGGACGCATCGGCTATCAAGGAACTCCTCGAAAAGGGTCCAAGCAACGACGCCGAAGCCAACAACAAGCAGTCAGAACCTCGTTACAAAATCAAGCAGGTCAACGACCCTAACACCTTCGACATCATTACGGACTACACGAACGAACCATTCGGCGAGATTACAACCTTCGCCCCTGGAATCGACCGTCCACTCCGTGTTATCAAGAGCAAGTCAAAGTTCGGCTACCCACGCCTTACCTTCCTGGTCATCGACCCGGCACAGCTCACGCCATTCGGTATCTCACGTGTACGCCTCGCCAGCCCGGCTGCGAACTACGCGAACATCTACCTACAGTCAACGGCGAAGATGCAGCTGCTCAACGCAGACCCACCAGTGCTTCAGCGCGGTCAATTCACGACCCCTATTCGTATGAAGCGAGGTGCGCTGTGGCAGACACTCGACCCTAACTCAGACGCCAAGCTACAAGAGCTTTCGAACTCAACGCTTCAGCAGTTCGAGAACGTCCTGAACTTCATCGACAACCAAATCTACTCGATTATGGGTGCGACACCAGGCTCAGTCGGACAGTCAAACCGTGGAGGCGCTTACCAGAACACCGTGTCATCGAACATGGAGAAAAACGTAACCGACCTTTCGAACAACCAGATTACGAACATCCTCGAGAACTTCCTGCGACAATACGCGCTTACTGCACTCGACCTATTCGTATCAGAGCAGGTTGGTGAGACTGAACTCATCATCGACGACAAGGCCAAGGATGCTATCAACCGTCTCGCAGAGAACGAGTGGAACGAAGCCCCTGACATCGACCCAGCGACAATGCAGCCAAAGGCACCATTCGTGAAGCCTGTCGGTAAGGACAACACCGTCAAGATTGACTGGAAAGAATTCTATGACAACGTGAAGTCATGGACTGTTGGTATCGACCTTTCAATGAGCAAGGATACACTCGAAGAGAAGCAGCGTGCAGACGCACAAGACATGCTCACTGTGATGAAGCAGACTGCGAACCCTAACGACCCTACCGCCATGAACCGCGCGAACCAGGTCGAGGACATGCTCATCGAGAAAACCTTCCCTGAAATCCAGCGTCGCAACCCTGAAATGCAGATGCAACCACCCCTTGACCCAGCAGCAGAAGTAAACACACCAGTCTAGTATTGACTGGTGTATCTGCTTGTGATTAAATAAGTTTAATTATGGCTATGGACGAAGAACTAGATTACGTTTCCTCATCACCTCTTTTAAGCGTGAAGCCGGAAGTTAAGCCTCAAGACGAGACTGACTTTTCTACGCTTCAGCGCATCCAGGCACTACTCGAAGCGAAGATTGCCTCATACGACAGCATCTCTAAGCTGAACAGCCGACACCCTAAACTCACTGTAGACCAGCAACTCGAAGTGGCTGAAGCGGTCAAACTTGACCTTATGGAAGTGAAGCAGGGTGTCGATTTGACTATCGCAAACGTGCAAGAGAAATATCAAACGGAACCAGAGGAGGCATAATGGACCAGGAATGGGCAGACGCTATTAACGAGGAATACGGCACCGAGGTCGAGGCCGTTAAAGACATCGACGAAGAAATCGAAGAGGAAGAGCGCGATGACGACGACACCAGCAAAACTGACGATGACGCAGCGGATGATTCTAAAGAAGACGATGAAGAGGTGGAAGAAGGGGCTGACGATGACGATGCCTCTGATGATGCCGCAGACGATAAGTCTGATGACGACGCCGATGAATCGGGAGATGCGGCGAAAAAGACGGACGAAGAAGAGGTAGCTGAAAAGCACACCACTAAAGACGACATCAAAGAAGCCCTCCGCGAAATGGAGCAGGAGAAGGAACTCTCTGCCGAGAATCGCAACGAGCTGCGCTCAGAGGTAATCAAAGAGATGTTCCCTGACGGAATCGACAAGAAGCTTTACGACAGCGCCGGTGACGAAATCAAGGGTATCGACGACGTTACAAAGCTCATCAACCCGAAGACTGGCGACTACTTCACAGACGAAGAGGCTGCTCAGTGGCTCATGGATTCGAACAAGAAGCTCAACGATGACGTTGCGCAGCTTGAGGCCTACGCAGATGAAATCGTTGATACGAACATCTCGCTCAAGGACGGCGCAGACCGCGTAGCCGAGCTATACGGAGACGTACTCGAGCAGTTCCCAGAGGTGGCAGACAAGCTCCTCGACGCCTACTCGCGCACTCTTCAAAAGGACGAAAAGACCGGCATCATTACCAAGGCACCTGTTGATGTCGTCGAGTTCTACGCAATGGCTCTCGCCCCTTACAAGGAGCTTGCACCGCAGCTCGCTGCTCAGAAGCAAGCCGAAGCAAAGGCTAAGGCTGACAAGGAAGCTGCTGATAAGGCTGCTGCCGAGGCTGAGGCTAAGCGTAAGCAGGGTGAGCGCGGCGACATGAAGCAGCGTGGCAAGGGCGAACATAAGCCGAGTGGCGAAGATGCCGAGTGGCTCGACGCCATGGAAGAGTATTTTAACGGTGATAACTAAGGAGAACCGATATGATTGAATTTTATAACATCAAGAGCGGCGAACGAGTAAAGCTTACGCGTCCACACCAAATCGGTGCGTACCTTAACTCGAGCGACCTGCACATCAACTCAGCGCTTGGACAAGACTTTGGCTGGCGTCTCGCACCGAGCATCATCGTGAAGCTCGACGAGCTTCGTGCTGATGTTGCCGAGCTGCAAGCTATCTCAAAGCGCATCGGAGTAGATGTTGCCGAACTTACAACAGTTCACCTCGTGCAACACCTCTCGTACCTCGATGACCTTGGCGTGAAGCTTGCCGCACGTGACGCTGACCGCAACCCTGCGTACCAGAGCGCGTACGAGCAGGAAGTTGCTGAGCTGAAGGCTGCGAAGGCAAAGCAGAGCGAAGAGTGGGACAAGCAGCCTGCTAAGACTGCCGAACCGAAGAAGGAAGCACCAGCTAAAAAGGCGGCCGCAAAAAAGGCACCTGAACAGCTCGACGTAGAAGTCGAAGCGAAGAAGGCTGCCGAATCAAACGCACCCGCTACTGAAGATAAGTAGGTAGCCTGTGTTGCAGGTACCACTGCACTGGGACCCTCGCCCCTACCAGCTCGAGTTTATCCGAGCCATGGAGTGGGCGAGGTTCGCTGTTTTGGAGTGGTCTCGTCGTGCCGGTAAAGACATGACGTGTTGGAACTACGCCATTGGAGAAATGGTTAAGCAGCCGATTAACGTCGTCTACGTGTTCCCAACCAAGGAGCAAGGATACAAGTCGTTTTGGACCAACATCGAGAACGACGGCTTCAAGACAATCGACCACATCCCGAAAGAGCTTATCGCGTCGCAGACGAACTCTGTTGACAACATGACGCTCACGCTCAAGAACGGCTCAACCTTCACCGTACTCGGGTCTACGAACCCTGAGGCTCTTCGTGGTGCCAACGGTAAAATCTACATCCTCTCGGAATTCGTGGACATCGACGCCGGTGTCCTTGGTGTCATTCGTCCTATTACGGCGGTGAACGGTGGTAAAATTATTATTAACTCGACACCAAAGCTCGACGGTGTGTCTGGTGGTACATTCCTACGCCTCTACGCCCACGCAGATAAGTCGCCAGACCAATTCGCCTCAAAGGTGTACGCTACCGAGTACCTCAGCGAGAAACAGCTCGAAGATGTCCGTCAGGACTACATTGCTGAGTACGGCAACGACTTCCTCTTCCGCCAGGAATTCTTGCTCGACGAGAACGCCGCAACGAACACCAGCTACTACGGTAATATCCTCAGCGACATGAAGCAGGAGGGGCGTATTGGGAGTCATCCATACAATCCGGCATTTCCTGTGTACACCAGCTGGGACTTGGGTATGGCAGATAGCACCGCTGTCCTCTTTTGGCAGTATTACGAGGGCGGATTCCACGTTATCGACGCGCACGAAACGCACGACATCGGGGATGAAGCTATCGTACGGTTTGTACAGAGCAAGCCTTACAATTATGCTTGGCACTTTTTCCCACATGACGGTGCCAAGCGCGACAGCGATGCTATCTCTCGTATCCAAAAGATTCGCGACATGGGCCTCATCAACTCGAGCCTCCTCAAGCGCACCAACAAGGAACTCGGAATCAACAAGGTTGCAACACTGCTGTCTCTCGACACGACCACCTTCAACGAGCAGACCACACAGCCAGCGCTCGATAAGCTCAAGCTCTACAAGCGAAAGTTCAACGCCTACACCGGCGACTACGAGGGGCCAGAACACAAGTCGGAGAGCCACATGGCCGACGCCCTTCGCTATGCAGCAGAGGCACTCGACCAGGCGTTCGACCCGAAGACTGGCCGCTGCTACATGACCTACGACCCGAACATGCCGCTACCTACTACGCGCGCAGAAGACCTCGTTGGCACGCATATCTACAAGGAAAATGACCCTATCGGCGACTGGGAGGTGGACGACTGGGATATTTAGCATAAAAAGTATTGTCAAGACTTGCTTTTTGCCGCATAATGATAAGTGTTCTAGATTTGTTCTAAAACAACCCCTCGATACTTTAATTTTTGGAGAATCCAATAATGGCATACGGAAAAAAGACCGCGAACATTATGGACATCCCTCTGAACTTGAAGTCAGTTTTCACCCCATACGTGGGCGACAACGGCTACAACTTCACCGGTGTGAACACAATTTTCGTTCTTTCTAACGACAACGGTACTCTCGTAACTTACGACGAAGGTAGCGCAACCGCACCTTTCGGTACTATCGGCCTCGCTACACCAACTGAGCAGACCCTCACGCTGGCGTACAACCAGGCTATGATTGCACGCGTACAGCACACCCAGATTCAGGACATCCCTGTTCAGGGCTACGCTAAGAAGTACGCACTTCAGCAAATTGACCAGGTATTCATTCCTGCTCACGACGAATACTCGATTAGCAAGCTTGTAGCTGCTCGTCCAGGTACAAACGTCGTTGAGACAACCTCTGCTGACTGGGCAACTGACAAGGACTTGAGCCTCAAGTTCGAGCAGGCGCTCAACCTCATTAAGCGCCAAGGTGCTGACAACAACATGTCATACGCTTGGGTGTCTTACGCATTTGCTGCTAACCTTGCAAGCCAGATTACCTTCACCGGTTCTGACGCAGGTTACAAAGATGCACAAACTGGTTACATGGGTAAGCACAAGGGCGTTGTCTTCATTGAAACACCTGACGACTACTTCCCAACCGACGTTTACGTCGTTGTAGCCGACAAGCGTGCCATCGTGGCTGTGAAGCCAAAGATGGACCCTAAGGGCAACGGTTACAAGGTCATTGAAGACGTTCCAGGCTTCGGTGGTATTGAAATCCAGCTCCGCGACCGTGGTGACACCTTCGTTCTTAACAAGAAGGCCGCAGCTATCGCAACAATCGAAGAGACAGTAGTCTAGTCGAGGGCATAGCCTAGCGATATGGTAATTTAGAGGCGGACAATACGTTCCGCCTCTTTATTTTCCACGGAAAAGTGGTTAAGTTTTGGTATAATGAAAATAGCATTTAAGGAGAAACATAATGCCCGTTAATCTAGAATATCTTCGAGCAAGCAATGGGTCCGGCGAAGCCGTTCGTGGCACGATTACCGCGGCACGTGCAGTGGCAGCAACCACGCTTACAACTGATTCAACAACAAATTACCCTGATTATTTCGTAGCCACCACTGGTGACTACAACGCGGAAACGGAAGAGCTTGACCCAGAGTCTCTGACCGTATTCCTCGGACACCTCGACGGTGCCAACATCGTAATCGACAGCTTCGCGCCAGGCTACACCGACGCCGGGAACACAGTCGGCCAGGTCGTCGTTATTAAGCCAGCCACAGCATGGGCAGATGCCTGGGTAGACGCTATGGAAGTGTCACACGCAGCTGACGGCACACTCAACGAAGACGCGCTGACACAGGTACTCGGAAGCGGCGAGACCGCTGAGAACCTACGCATGAAGCAGCGCTCTTCGACAGTAGCATCTACCGCAACGCTCGTCATGGACATCGACGCGTACAACATCTACTCTGTGACCGAGCAGGCAGAAGCGCTCACTATCGACGCACCCGACGGAACACCAAACCCTGACGACATCTTCATCCTGAAGATTAAAGACAACGGCACGAGCCGCGCTATCACGTGGGATGCAATCTTCGTGAATGTCAGCGGACTTGCTACCCTTACCGCGACTGTAGCCAATAAGCAGCATGTGGTCGGCCTTATTTACGATGCGACCGCCGGAGTGTGGCAAATCGTAAGCATCACTACGGAGGCCTAGGGTATGGCGTCTACCAGTTACTCAAGTACAGGAGCCTTCTTCGACACTGGCATCGGTGTTATCCGTATTCACGCTCGCATCAACTACTCTTGGTCGCGAAGCAACAATACGATTACCTTTAGCAGTACGAACGCTCAAATTAAATATGTCCGAGAATCTGGTAGCGTCGCTTCATTTACCTATAACGCCGGGTGGACCGCCCGCCTTTATGTTGGCACTAGCACGCAGCGCAGCTCTAATAGCTGGAGTGGTACTCGTTCGGTAGATGCAACTGATACCGGCAGCACAGTTTCATTCTCTGTATCGGTCGGCAAGGACGCGACTACTTATGGTGGTCGTATCGGGGCGTGGTTCTCGGGCGACAGCCAAACGTACACAGGTACGCACACGCTCTCATTCAACGCTGCCGGTAGCCCAAGCGGCCAAGCCGTCACAGCGACGGAAATCACACCAACTAGCGCAAAGCTTAACGCTTCAATCTCTAACTGGGGTACGTACTGTACTGCGGGTACGGGGCAGCGGATTGAATATCGGGAGAGCGGCGGAAGCTGGGTCAATCTCGCGTATTCAACATCGAGTTCTCATAGCCGCACCGTCACTGGCCTGAAACCAGGTACCACCTACGAAGTTCGTACGTATACGAGCAACGGTGCTGGGCAGACCGGGAACTCCTCAACTATTACATTCAAGACAAAGGCAGTAGCGGGTCTCGCCCCACTACTAATGAAACTAATTGGGTAGGACATGGATACACAAGACAAGCAACCAAAATTCAAACTGACGAAAGAGACCACGGTCAATATCACTATTGGTGTTGCAATAGGCGTGGCAGTAGGCGCATTTGGCTTCGGCGGAGCGGTTACACAAGTCAACGCTGACATCACTCAGCTTCAAGCAGAAAACGCAGCGCAAGATATTAAGATTGAGAATAACTCGGACATAGGAACCGACATTCGTCTCGACCTCATCAAGATTCGTACGCAGCTCGACACACTACTGGAGGCCCGTGGCCTGGAGGCGGGGGAATAGTATGTTTCCTTTTGCGCTACTAGCAGCACTCGGCATGACCGCGATGCTTTTAGCGGCAACATATATTTTCGAACGCCTTCACCTGCGCTGGACAGGTTTGTTCGTCATCGGAATCGCACCGCTCATCCTCATGGACGTGATTATCGAAGGCGACATCACCTTTCTGCGGATGCTATACTTCCTACTGTGGACGACTGCCGCACTCGTGCGAGCAATCTACCTAAATGGGCTGCATCACGATGAAATTAAACGACGCAAGGACCACCGAGGAGAAGACTAATGAGCGCTATTGACTACCTCTCAGCATCAAATGGCGACGGCGAAGCTGTACGCGCCATTATTACTGATGACCGAGGGGTGGGCAACCTCGCAATCACCGTAGACAGCGTGCTTAACTGGCCTGCTAAATTCGTAGCGACCAGCGGCACGATTGTTGACGACGAAATTGACCCCGACACACTCGTGGTGTTCAAGGGGTATCTAGACGGCTCATTCATTATGATTGAAGAGTTCGCACCGGGCTACTCAGATGTGGGTAACACGGAAAATCAGGTGGTCGTGCTGAAACCAGCGACGTTGTGGGCAGACTTGCTAAAAGAAGCTATCGAAGAGGCTTCGAGCGGCTCACAAAACGCTACGTTCGGCACGTGGCAGTGGGTGCCAAGCTCGACCACACCAAGCTACGGACAGGTCGCCGTAGACACTGCGCTTCCTAAGGACGCCACCACGGTCACGTTCAACAACGTATCTCGCACCGGCCAAAGCTATGCGGGTATCCTTGAATTTGTTTCAGAAGGCAGCGTCATTCTCGGAATCAACCCGACTGACCCAACTGAGCGCGTACAGTACAAAACCACCGGCGACCCAGTTTCAGTGACCGACGGCGTACAGTTCACGGTCGAAGTAGAGAGTTTCACTAGCTCTGACGGCCCTCTGAGCGGCTGGACGGACGTAAACGTCGTATTCCTCATCGGAGGAGCTGGCGGCGGCGGAGGCGGCTCTACGCTCGTCTCTGAGGTGCCTGCTGGTGCCATGGACGGCAGCAACCAGGACTTTACACTCACCGGCACACCTGCGACGCTCTGGTTCTATTGGAACGGCGCGATTATGGCAGTCGGCGACGACTATACTGTCGCGGGTAATGTCATTACTACCTTGTTCACACCGACGGCAGACGACCACCTGTTCGCTATCTATTCGACGAGCGATGTGACCGCTGAAATGGCAGGTTCAAACAGCTGGGTCCCAAAGCAGCGCCTCGTCGAAACACCTGACGGCGTAGAAACGGTTTTCCACACCCAACAACCATACGTTGGCAACTCACTATCGGTGTTCAAGCGTGGTCTTAACGAGGGCTTCTTCATCACAGAGACCGACCCCGCCACTGGTGAGTTTGAATTTGACGTAGCCCCAGCGGCTACCGACGATTTGTTTGCAAGCTTCCAACACTCTCTCGGCGTGAGCGGTAATGCGGACACGGTAGACGGCTACCACGTTAGCCCGTCACCAGCAGCGAACACGCTCGTACCACTCAACTCCTCTTCGAAGTTCGACCAGACGCTCATTCCCACGATGGTGCTGGCTGAAGATACGCAGAGCAGTATCACAAACGCCACCTCAAGTACGCGAGTTGCAGCTGGCGTTGATATCGCCTTTACTCTGGCGGAGGCGCGTAAGGTTCGTATCACCTTGGAGATGAGCGTGAACATGAACGCCAGTACGACCTCTAGCCCGGCGCAAGCGGTTGTTGAGATTATGGACGCAGATAGCACGGTTGTGATGCGACGCGTGCCAACCATTCCAAATAACAGCTACAACTACTCAACGGCGAGTATGTCTCGTATTTTTGACCTGCCCGCTGGAGACCATGAGTATTCAGTGTGGCTGCGTACATCAACTAACTGTAATAACATTGGTAAGGACGTCAGCAGCGACGTTCAACTAACAGCGGAGGTAGCATAATGGGACGCACAGTATTCAAAGATGAACAGGTAGGAATCGAGACAGGCAGCGACAGTAATGGCAGCTACATTAAGTTCCCGGATGGGTCGCTTGTATGCTTCCTCGACGAGAAGGGGCCATACACCACCACGTCGGCCCAGGGTTCGTCGTACTCGTCAGACCAGATAAGCTTCACATACCCACACGCCTTTATATCGACGCCGCGTCACGTTACGCAGCACGTTCGCTGGTCAAGTGGGCGACCGTGGGCAGGGCTTAACGACACAGGCACTACGACAGGGACCACTGTTCGTATTATGGGCACAACAGCAACTAACGCAGGCTATGTCGCATTGACGGCATGGGGGAGGTGGAAATAATGGGACAACAAGTCAACCGCAGTCAAATTAGTGAGGTGCCTATCGGGGGAACTCTTGTTATCGCAGAGAATATAGAGCAGCTCGAATGGAACGGTACGACGAAGACACGCTGGACGGGTGGAACGTGGACGCAATATGGCGCCCTGGCGCAAACAGACCGACCGTACTACATTCGTATTATTGTTCCTGCTGGGAAAAAGTGGACAGTCAGCCTGAGCCACTTATGTTCAACTGTACGCTCTCCGAACGGTCACTGGTCGCACTCGGGTATTTGTAGCATCCTGAATGACTATTCGGGGCCAATTACGTTCCTCACAAGCTCACTAAACGCAAACGGCGACAACTATCACCCACAGGCAAGCCAGGTTGTGCAGGTGTTAACCGAGGGCACTTACCACTTTGGGCTTTGGGTGCGGACAAACACCACCACAGATTCAACTTGGTACGGTGGTGGTGACAACGCGAGTACGGGCAGTGGTTATGGGTTCGGACGCGCAGCGGTTTTTGAGGCCCGGCTACTGGATGTCGAAGACGTATAAAAAAAGGACCCTCTATGGGTCCTTCTTTAATTTGGCTTTGTACACGGTTCCGCGCCACACAATCCCCGCTGGTAGGTGTCCTGCGTTAATCAGGTCCTTTATTGTGTTGCTGATTGCGAAATGTTGAATCTTGGCGGAGTTCGACATCGTGTAGATGTGCCTTCCGTCACTCTCGCGTACTAGCCACCTGTGGCCGGTGCCGGAACCTTTACCACCCCCGGGTTTGCCGTGGGTGACGCGGATGCCGTGCAGCCTTAACAGTTTCTCAAATTTTTTCATGTCGCTCACGTCTCGTCCTCCTGAGCTTACACTACCGGTGCGCCCTCAAGCGCCGTCTTCAATTTGTGACACTCGTTGCAGATAACCTGCCAGTTACTCATGTCGTAAGGGCTGCCGTCATATTGCCACATCGGAATGATATGGTCAACAGTCCGCTGGTGGTACGGAGTGTAGCGACGGCAAATCTTGCAGCTGTGATACTTGTTTTTGAAGTTGCGCTTGAGTTCTTGGTAGTAGGGGTCTTGACCAACGAGCTTGGAGTAGCCGCTCATGGTCTACCTCTATTTCTTTTTCTCGAAGTTTTTCTGGCCCCACTGGTGGCGGGCGTTACTCGCGAGTGTCCAAAATTTGTACACACTCTTCTTGTCGGCCGGGTCGGCCATTTCGTACGAGCTGAGATAGCTCATGTTCTCGAGGCCCTTAAAGGCAACATCAACGGCGAACTCCTGCGTACCGAGCAGCCAG